GCCCCAGACCCCGCTAGCCCTGCACCGAACGCGCTCACCGCACTCGATCCGATTAATGATCCTACGCCGCTGACCATGCTGCCAAGTCCGCTGGACAAGCCTCCGGAAAATGCAGAAAAAAGAGTTTTACCAGCACTCATCATGTTCGCCGCGCCGAACAGAGAATCCGCCGCGCTCGCCGCACCCGATATGCCTCCACCAGCGCCACCAATCGCAAGATTTAACACCCACTTTTTAGCGAGCTGGTACACAATCTCAGCCATCATCATTTTGAATGATGACTTGATAGAGTCCATTGACTTCATGCCGTTAGCGGCGAATGAGATGAATGCGAATCTGCCGGTAGATTCAATTGTTGAGCCGATCTGTTTCCACGATGCGGCAGCATCCTCAGCAGACTTCTTTTCCGCACGTGCAAGGATCGCAAGATTCTCAATTCTGGTTTTCTCTGCAAGAGCACCTTCCTCTTGCGCTTGTGTGAGCTGGCCCCACTCTTGGGCAGCGGTCATTATCTCAAGTCTAAGTGCCTCTGTCGGTGCCTTGCCAGCAGCGTATGAAGCGTCCATCATCTTTCGTTGAATGTTGTTCAACCCGATCTGTTCGGCTTCCTGCCGTAATGACAAAATGTATGACTGAGCGGACGAAATGGCCGATTCCCGCGCAGAAGCTGCTTTCTTTATCGCCTCGGCGTTGATCTGTGTTTCGACGGTGTTTATCTGTGTCTTGCCGGTAACATCGTTCAGCGTGACTTGGCTCGCCCGTTCTTTGTCCATCAGATCGAATCGAGCCAGAGCAGATTTTGTCAGAGCGCCGTAGGAGTCAACATTCGCTCTAAATTCGTTTCCACGCGCTTTAGTCAAATCACCTAACGCTGCGAATTCACCCTTCATAACCAAGCTGGCCGCATTCCCAAAGAAAGTGATCTCCTGATAAAGTTCTTTTATCAGTGTCACCAGAAGCATGACGGCATCGCCGACAACAGCGAACGCTAGTATCGCATTGCGTCCCCATTCTCTGAACTGACCGGTAACTGCTAGGTCCTGCGCTTCCTGATTCAGCCCTTTGAGGCCATCAGTTGCCGCCATGACTGCAATAATCAACGCCTCGTTAAATGTCTCGCCGATCTGAAGCTTAAGATTTTCGGTGTAGCGTTGCATAGAGAGCAGTTGCTTTCCAGCCGTACCCATCGCCGCTTCATACGTTCCAGCGATACCCGCGCCCTCGATCATCACGGCATTGAGCACCGCCTGAGTCTTCTGCGCTTGAGTTAGCTGGCCCGTCGTTATGCCAAGTTGTTGCGCCATTGTTTTGTACGAATTCTCCATGCTCACATTAATGCCGATGGTACGAAGCACTTCTGTCTGCCCTGACTGAATTCCATGGACTAAGCGGGCGAACGCATCTGATGAGTTAACGTTGCCGATTACAGCAGCATCCTGAGCAATCCTGGCGAGTTTTGATGCGCTGGCAAGGTCAATGTGTGCCTGTACCAATCTAACCACTTGCTGGCGTGATTCCACCATCGAGATGCCAGTTTTTTGCAGGGATTTGGCTGTTGCTTCCATCTGGCTGCCGGTGTAACCAGCATTATTCCCAACTGTCCGCATGACAACACCCAGAGTCTCATAGCGAGCGTATAGCGTCGATGCTTCCTGTGCGTACTGAAGCGCCTTGAAAGCTGCGAAAGATGCCGCCATGACAACAGCAGCCCTGCCCAAATGCAGTACAGATGTTTCGGCCGCCTGGCCAGCCTTAGCCAATCCTCCGAGCGCATCCTTCCCGCGATTGACCTCGCTGGTATCAACTTTGATAAATAGAGTTTCTACACCAACACTCATTTTGTCGTCAGCGCCACGTTATCTAATTGTTTAAGTACCCGGACTTCATGCGGTTCAGGAGAGACGCCGGAAAGGGTTGACCATGCCAGTATCTCAGAAAAACTAATCGGCATGGGACCCATTTCAGAATGATGCCTAGCCTGGTTCAGTTCAAGAAACCAGTACCAGATGTGAGCGAGAAGGGCAGGACATTTCATCGTTTCCAGTTGCTCCGGTTTCTTACCAGTCTGGTCCCAGACGATGGTAAGGTGTTGCCTCAATGTCGCCCCGTCCTTCTGCTGTACTGATAGAGCAAATTCTACTTCAGCAAACGCAAGCAGTTCTTCTACTTGCTCTTGGTAAAATTTGCTAGATTTTCAGAAGCCTCCCGCACCTGTTCAACGATGAGCGGGTTCTTTGCACATAACGACAATGCAAGTTCTGGGCTGTACGGCTGAGTGATTCCGCGCCATCCGATAATCCTAATCGCCATTAATTCGTGTGCGAATTCGACATCATCTTCCACGATGCGGACGACTTCAGCCTTGCCGCGCTTGGCCTGCACCGCTGCCTGCGTGCGCTGGTTATTCAGTTGCTTAAACGCCCACTTCTGAACCTTCTCAGCGTGCGCACCTAAGACCGTAAAGAATATTCCAGTGTCCTTTCCTTGAGCGTTCAGGTACTCGAACTCGTAGCCATCTTCGCATTGCTTGACGATGTTCAGATCGTCGATTGATACTGTTTTTTCGGTTGCCATTTTTAGTTCTCCTTTGCGGGTTGGAATTGTGCCCTTGCCGAAAGATGATCCCGCAAAGGATCAGAGCTTTCGGTAGGTGCACTCATTAAGCTGCTGAATCTTGAATTGTAAGAGTCGTCTTCAGCGTACTTAAAGTCGTGGCCGTTCCGCCTGCGGTATTCAGCAAGGCAGTGAACGGTAGTGTCTGAATCAAGCCTTTGTCGCCATCGTCCTTCTTTGCCCCGCCGATTTTTACTGTTGGGAACGAGAAAGACACGAAGTCAGCAGCAGCGGTATTGGCCGTGGTGAACACACAATTGATAGATGCCAGCGTTTCGTTGATGAACAGATCGCGCAGAGTGGCCGACTCGAAGAATGCGGTTACTTGACCGCTTATCTGCACGCGTCCCTCGAAAATATCCGGCTTGGTGTTGCTGCCGATCACAGACTCGCCCGTCATATTTCCGTTGATCGTGAAGTTCATTCCGGTGAGGTTCGCAACTGCCGCGCCTGCGACATAGATAGCGCCGTTAACAGCAGCAAGGACGCCGGTCGATGTCTGCGCAGTTGGTGAAGTGAAGTATTCTGCGCTCGCTGTGGTTATGTCCTTGCCCATAAATCCAACGCCAACAGTAGACATTCCTGTTGCTGGCAGTTGCACATCAATCTGCGAAACCTTGCATCCGCTGAACACTTCACTTAACACTAGATCGCTGTAGTAGTGCTCAATCGAATACGATAGGTCGGTGTGACCTGTTAGCGGCACGCTGGCGAACTTTCCAACCGTTACGCACGTCACGCTATCCCCAGCCGCCTTCGCGCCAACAGCGACCGCGTCTAGCATCACTCCAGTCATTACCGTTGCGGTCAATGCTGTGATATAAAAGTTATGAGCGTTGTTTGGCACGCCGGTAGTTGCGAAGCCTGACCATTGGACAACCTGACCAATCTTAAAGCCGTCAGTGAAGTACGATCCAGCAGACCGAGTGAATGTTCCCGCGGCGCCAGAAGTCACAGCAGAAGTCACCGTGATGATCGCGCCAGTGGTAACCTGTGTTTGCCACGCTTGACGCAATGCTGCCGCCATGAAGTCCTTGTAAGTGCCCGGGCTTAATTCACCGTTTATCGTGCCGTTAACAGACCGTGAACCGTGACGCATATCTGCGACCTGGTAGTCAGTTCGGATTTCGTTCGATTCGTAGACATCTTTAGTCAGGTCAAGATCACTCGTGACCCGACGCAATGCCTGCGAACTTGCAGCAGCAGGAACGGTTCCCCATACTGATTCGACTTTGTACTTAACCTGCTTGTTTACACCGGTTGCGATTGTCATAATTAATGCTCCTTATTGAATATTTGAAAAGAATCTAATTTTTACGGGAATCATATATCTGTCACCGTCCACATCGCCCGGCGATACTTCAGGTGTGTCCGAAACTGTTACTGTCACCCCGCCATTTACAAAAGCAGCGCCACGATAAAAGGTTGACCGTATCAACTCTGCTCTAGCATTTATCAGCGAGGTCCCGACGCCCAGCGGATACATTAATGTCACCTGCATGAAGCCCAGCTCCCTGTGCCGTGATCCGAACTCTTGATTATCTGGCTGTGCAAAAAGCATATGCACCTTCTGATAAGGCGTTCCTGCCACCGGCACAAATGCTGCATTCTCAAATGATGTTGCCAGTGCTGGCGACATCCCATTCAATGCCGTTTCCAATGCTGCCCTGATATTTACAACGCCGCTCATTCCTGCGCCTGTCTGGCAATTTGCGGGAATTCTAAAGCTGTTAACCCGACCATTCCCTGTGGTGCCTGAGTTGAATGCCCATTCTCAAGTGCCATTGCATATGGCAGATTGTTGACAATGTAATGAACACCGCCCGCTGGTGAGCTGTTAACACTCGCCCTTATTTCCGCACCCGCAACATTGCCCGTTCCTTCAAGAATTCCGGTTGGTGCTGCTCCGAAACCATGCTGCCAATTCCTTCTAAACGCTCCACCGACATATCCTGCTGGAGCAGCACGTTGAGATTTCATTGTTTTATGTTTTCTCGCGGTTCCTTTCGCTGTTAACGCCTCTTGATACCAGCCAAGCGATGACCATAATTTAGGATTGCCAACAGGCGAACGAAATTCCAGCCGACTCCCAATCCCAATCACAATCCTTCGTGCGACTGTATCAAGCCCCTGTCTCATCTTGCCAACGGAAACTTCTAGGAATGCCATCTATCCCGCCCTGATATGTAAGTCATTCAAAACTACAGTTCCCGCCGGACTAACCGCATCCATCGAAACGATTACATATTCCTTGCTTGCCACCGTGAAGTGATCCTGCGGGTCTATAGCGCCTTCAGCATCCACCAGTAACCTCATGTCGCCTACTTGTATCAGAGTGCCGCGAACCATTGTTTGCCCTGATGGTTGCATCGGAAACGCGATTAAAGCGCCCTTGCGGGTAGTGTCTGCGGTAGTGACCGCGTTCGCGCCGGTGGCAGGGTCATAAGTCCCGATGGTTACGCTTCTGCGCGTAACATCAGCGCCGAATTCGGTTAGCAATTCGAGCGATACGTCCGCCAATTCTGCGTAGTCGAAACTCATGCTCTCACCACCTTGACCGCTCCCGCTGCCCTGCCAAAATAAGGAGCAAGCATTAAATCAATAATTGGATACCGCTTTGACTGCGGACTATATTTATCGTAAGTCGTTGAGATAGGTCCGACGGTAACGCTGCTTTTTTGCTGTGTTAGATCGGCAAGCAATGTGCCAGCAGAAGCCTTCAAAGCCAATTCAGCACACGCCCGGATAACCTCAACAGGCACCGCGTCATCGGCATAATAGAGATCGCCCGTCATTGCTGGAATGCGCGGGACATACGCACGCGGCCAGTCAAGCGCCTGGGTAGCGGTCATGCGATAACCTGACCAGCGAAGGCTATAAACTTGAAACATATACTCTGTGGATTTGCGGAGTGATTGCTCCATGACAGCGTTGGTCAGCAATGCCCATGCCGCATTGCCACGGTCAGCATGATAGGAAGTAGCAGCAGCGACGCTACATAGCGATTCTGCTGTACTGCTACCTGATCCGGTTTCGACAACGAGCGCCATGATTATCCCTCACGCAATGGCTAGAGACCCCTGTTACCAAGGGCCTCAGGTCATTACGCGCCGAGCAAGATCGCGCTATGTTCCGGTTTGACGTTCTTCACGCCCCATGCAGCGGAAATCTCATACTGCATTTGGCGATACTGAGCGTACATTGCAATTTCAAACGACAACCCTGAGCGGGCATCGGTGATCGTGGTGCGGTCAACAGCCAAGTCACCACCATCAGGCAGTGCAGGAAGGCGAGTCGCCAGAACCAGAGCGTGGCGAGAGAAGCCCATGTTCCGGCCAGAGATTGCAACGACAGTTATTGCGCGGGTTGCAGCGCCCTGGGCCAAACGCAGACCGGGAGCAGCTAGCGTAATCACGTCACCGGATGCAGGATTAGCACCAGCAAACACAACCGATGCAACAACATACTTGTTGGTGTCGTTTGCAAAAGTAATCACGTCCCCAGCAACAGCCAGACCAGTGCCGGCAGTTGCCAGAGGAATGGCAGTCTGACCCACGGTGAATGCCGCGCTGGTAGAGGTTGCTGATGCCATAGTACCGGCAGTCGGACGAGCTACTTGTGCGGATTCGCGAATTGCAAAACCATGGATATCCAGCAACACGCCTTGACGTAACAGGCTAGTATCAGCAGCCTCGTTCGCCTTGGTCAATTGAGCAAGTGTGCGCATTGCCGCGCC